ATGGTGCACTGCGATTTCACTGCGTCCACACACGCAACACGGATGCGTTGCGACCCAAGCAAGATGGCGCAGGCTATTGCGGTCTTTGCGCTTGATGCGCTTATGCTTGAGTTTCTTGGGTATCATTTTTAGGGCTGAACACGTCTTCGTGGGTAGCATCATAAATGGCGCTTAAGTCAGAGATAATATCTTTTAAAATATCTAATTGCCAAATTCCTGATTCCATTTCAAAAGCCTCTGTGACTTCTGCTGACGCCTCGCCAGAGTCTACGTCTATTTTGATTTTTATATATTTACTCATTTATGAATATCCTATTTTGAAAAGTTGCCGGGATATTGTCCCGTCCCGGCGCGGGCGGTTTAGGTGTCAAAAGGTCGGGAAAACCTCAGCGATTGTTTCCGTACGCTCACCATGCCAATTCTGTGAGCTTATACCATTCCCGATATGTTAAAAAGGTATATCTAAGTCCGTATTGCTGGCTATGGCCGTTTCTTCACCACTATCATTATGCTCAGAACCGCCCATTAGTTTAACTTCTGAAACACGCAGCTCTAATGACGTTTTCGTCGTCCCGTCTTTCGCAACATATTCGTTGATAGTTGGTTCACCTGTAACAACAATCTTAGTTCCTTTTTTAATCCATGCAGAAAGTTTTTCTCCACGTTCTCCCCACATTGTGCACCGGACCCATGTCGTCTTTTTCTTGTCTCCGAATCCAGTGTCGCAAGCGACAGACCAGCTCGCGTTGCTCTTACCAGATTGAGTCGTTCTTATTTCGCTATCTCGACCGACATTCCCGGCCACCATTAGATGCATCATTTTTTTAATCTTTCTTTCAGTTTCAAAATCATTTCGTCTAGCTCTCCAAGGAATTTAACAACCTCGGATTCAAGCTCTTCAATGCGCTCGTCGTCACGGTCAACGCGGACACAAAAGAAATCATTGTTCTCTGGTAGTCTAGGGTCGAATGACACGAAGTCGCACCATTGACGCCCAGCACAAGCCATCTGCCATTGCATTTGGTTCATATATTTCGACGGTGCTTTTTCTGCGAGCAACGTTGCAATGTGCGTTGCTGTGTTGGGGCATTTAATCTCCAGCATACCCTCATCGCATACCATGCCGTCAGGTGATGCCCCTGACATTTCGATGTTAGGGTGCAGAATGAATCCTTCTTCAATAACAGCGTTGCCTGTTTTAAATTCGTAGGCAGCTCGCGCTTGCGGCTCGGTATCAGTTCCCCATTGCATGGCTGCGTTGGCGTAGAACTCCGTAGGGGTGCCTGTGAGCCTCTCCACGAGAAGTTGGCTCATGTATGTGGCTCGGCTTGCGCCATACCCTGATTTAGTCTTAGACATAACATCTGAGACTTTACTAGCACTAACCTTGCCTGTTCGGGCCGCAAACCATTCTGGCGTTCTTTGTTCCATTATGCGTCTGCCTTGTTTTCAAGAGATGCTTTTGCTGATGCAAACTTGTCGGACGGCATCTCGTCATAATTCTCTATTTTGTAATACTTTAAAAATACAGAAGATTTGACGCCTTTTTGATTTATTAAGTTCACCAGTTCTTGTTCTTGTTTCTCCGTGATGTTTCGATGAATAACTGGCGTCCCTTCTGATGCCTCTGGGTCGTCGCCTGTTTCTATCTGGAACAACTTGAACAGCAGATATTTATTAGCACCAGTTAACGCCTTGTACAGTCCTTTGTCGCCGACACCGTTCTTGTTTCTGTCATTTCCGCATCCGTAAGCGATAATTTTCTCTGGCCACACCTCGCCATCTTTATGCGCGAGGGTGTAAGCAACTTTAACTAATGTGTTACCATGAGAGTCTATTGGCTGCACTTCTTCTTGCGATGGAATCAACATAAGCCCCGCTTCAATCATTGCAGGGCGCAGCACCTCTAACAAGTCAGCTTCGCCCGCGTACTTGTAGCCGTGGAACGTGTTTTTCCCTTTCTTTTGAACGTATCCGCATTTTTCCATAACACTATGCAGCGATGCTAAAATACTTGATTTTACGTGTGTCATTTTTCCTAGTTTCCTTTTTCTATTGCTTTACGCACTTTTTCCAGCGCAACAAATGTTGATGTGCTCGGGCCTTTGCCGCCACAACTGGTGCTTATCTGAGGCGCGCACTTTAATATGGCTTCAGCGTGAATTAAAGCATCTTGCACGTCGTCTGACGTGGCCCCTCGAAGTTTTGCCGACCGGCGCAGGACGTTTACAATTGCTTTGTTCATTAGAATTCATCCGTTAAAAGAGCGTGTTCAATCGCCTCTTCGTCAGCGTTACTGAGTCGTTGATACATAGACTCAGGTAGTTCCTTGCCCTTCCCTGTTGTCCAAAAAAGTTCCCAATCAACAACATAGGGGTGAAAAATTCCAACGTCTGGTTCTGGTGGGCAAATCGGACCCCTCGCCAAAACAGTAAGCCCACCTAGAATCTCTACTTGTGCTTGTGCCATTTAATTAATCCCTTTGTTTGTTTGATGTGCGGCGCACCGTGGCGGTACTCAAATATCTCAGGCCAGCTGTGCATTATGTAATCAAGCGCGTCCGCCATAATGATAGCTTCACTTTCTAACCTGTCAATATGGTCTTGGGTGGATTTTCGTAAGCTATCTTGAATCGGTTTGTCCATAAAATCCTCCGTTGTTTGATGATTATATAATACACCAATTTATCTGACTAACAAGTATTATTTTGCATTGCGCTGCAAATATATTTGCGGTACAAAGAAAACTGAAAAGGAGAATTCATGCATTTACATAAACAGTTATTAGAATCAATTGGCGGCACTCGCGAGATTGCAACAGCCTTAAACGTTTCAGACGATAAAGTCTCGAAATGGAAAAAGACAGGGATTGCAATGAAGTACGCAGAGCCGCTTATTACGTTCGCTCGGAAGAAAGGCGTGGAACCAAAACTCTGCGATTTCTTCAATGTTTAAGCGCGGCAAATACAACGCGGTCAAAACGGTTGTTGACGGCATTACCTTTGACTCAAAGAAAGAGGCTGCCAGGTATGCAGAGCTAAAGCTTCTCGAACGTGCGGGTGAGATTACCTGCCTCACCTTACAGCCTCGTTTCGACATTATAATCAAAGGTAAATTTTGTTGTTTTTACAAGGCAGACTTTAAATACTTTACAGCCGAGACTTGCGTGATTGAGGACGTAAAAGGCATGAAAACGCCTATGTACAGGCTCAAGAAAAAGCTTGTTGAGGCTCAGTACGGAATCAAAATAACGGAGACATAAAAATGTATTTTTACGCAGATTTTAGGGACGACTTGGAACATTCACGAAAACGCCCACTCAGCGCCCGCGCTATTCACAAGGCAATGAGCAAAGCACACATAAAAGAAACGTCAAAGAAACTCGCTATTCTAGCCCATGCAGAAGCATCAAAAGCATACGAGAAAGCCCCTGACGGGTATAAGTCGGGCCACGCAAAGGCATTGCAGAACGCCATGACCGATATGCTTAAAATGGAGAACAAATTATGAATAAACGGAAACAGAGAAAATTATACGCAGAAATCAATTTTATCATAAACTACATATCAGAAGAGTGCGAGATAGGGGTCCGGGACATTCAATCAGACACCAGGGCGAAGCATATAGCACAAGTACGCCATGTCATCGTCTGGGCCTCACGCCTGCTCACGTCGGCAACGTGGAGCAACATTTCTAAGGCGCTAAGCCGAACGGACCACTCAACAGCTATTAACAGCTATAGGCGCGCGCTTATGCTGCGTCATCAATCAACGCATCATAGATTATGCATGGATAGGTTTATTTCCCATTTGAGAGAAGAGTTGCGAAAGCGCCCTTTAGATGTATAATTACTTCGCGGTGAAAAAAAGCACAGCTTGATCTCTGTGCTGGTTTCGCTCTCCGGCCCGCCGCCTTTTTTGGAGAGTAACGATAGGAGAGATAAATGGCCGGGTGGCTAAAACTTCACAGAACCATAGAAGATTGGGAATGGTATACTGACGCAAACGTTATGCGCCTATTCCTGCATCTTTTGGTTAAAGCTAATTACAAACCATCAAGATTCAAGGGTCAAGAAGTGCCTGCCGGGTCTGTTGTCGCAGGGCGAACGGCGTTGTCTGCACAGCTTGGTATGTCAGAACAGCAAGTGCGTACTGCTTTGGACAAGCTTTTATCAACCAACGAAATAACCATCAACTCAACTAATAAATTCTCAATAATATCAATACTTTGCTGGGAAAAATACCAAGACGATAACCAACAAGATAACCAACAAGTAACCAACAAACAACCAACAGATAACCAACAAGTAACCACGTCTAAAGAAGGTAAGAAGGTAAAAAAGGAAGAAGGTAATAATATAACAGTTATTTTTCAGCCCGATAATTTCAATGACTGGTATTCTCAGTATCCTAGAAAGATTGGAAAGAAGGCTGCAGAGAAGGCGTTCGCTAAGGCAATCAAAGATGGTGTAACTATCGACCAATTAAATCAGGGCGTCGAAGCCTATAATCAGGAAATAAGCGATGCAGGAACTTCCACAAAATTTATTAAGCACCCATCGACATGGCTCAACCAAGGATGTTACGACGACGACCACGGGCAGATCATCCATGACAAACCCGGCAGAGACGACAAAAAGCCTCGAAGCATTTTTGAAATTGGGGATGAAGTTGCAACCCGAATGGGCTGGGAGTGACACTCACGATGTCATAGGGTTCGAAGTCTCCAGCGTTGACATCACGCACTATTCGAATGCGATGGACTCTTGTAGACCTATGCCTCAAAGAGAAATAGCGCGGCTGGTGCAGAAAATGATTTTAACGATGCCGATGAAAAATATGGATGATTTCGACAAAGCTGCTATCATAGCAATCTACGTTGAGGATTTAGAAGAATACCCGGCGGACGTTGTTGAGTACGTTCTTAAAACAATACGCAGGTCAAATAAGTTTTTCCCAACATGGGCTGAGCTTTACGAAAATTTAGAATTATGGGGCAGACGCCGTTTGCTTCTCAAAGACGCAATAGAAAGGGCAATAAAATAATGGAACCAATTAAACTTACAGCTACTTTGCGGGTCAACGACTACGATGCGCAACAATATACCATTGAGAGATTAACCGTCGCAAAAACAGGAAAAAATGCAGGGCAATCGACGTGGAAGCCTATTGCTTATTGCGGGGAGGTAAAAACGCTTGCACAAAATGCTCGTGAGGCGGTTGGCAATGAGTTCGCACGATTAGCTAAAGAAAAGGCCGAAGAATCTTTTGACGCGCAGGGTCTTAGCGAATTATTGTCTAACCTTCCAACAAAGCCGAGGGCAATAAAATGACATACATGTACGGCAAGGAAGCGTATGACGCGATTGAGCGCCATGTTTATAATTCACGACTCATGCCTAACCAGTCTATCCCAATTGTCCAACATGGGGGTGCGGCATTATCTGCAATGATTGGATATTCTAATTGTGTACTAATAAAATCATTATGGAGGTAATAATGACCAAGCGAGATAAGATTATAGCTACAATGCGTTATGCGTATAATGCGGAACTACAAACCTCGCCAAGTCAGGGCGCGGGTGATCGAGCATGGGGCTTGGCGCTATTATCCATCGAAGCTCTTGGATACGCCATCGTCCCGACCGAGCCGACTGAGGGGATGCTAACCAATTCAGGAACGATGGAAGGTTTTAACGGATTTGCTGAAGAGGGCGATGTAGATAGGTGCCATATCGAATGGTGGGAAACCATGATCGAACAAGCACAGAAGGAGATGGAGATATGATTAAATGTATTATAATAATTTCACTATTCTCCACCAGTGGAATTCCTATAACGGCGACGCTTAGTTATGAAGACGTAAAAAGGTGTGAAAAAGCATATGAGCATGTTCTTGTTCGCTTAGATATCAATGAGTTCGCACGATTATCTAAGGAAAAGGCCGTTGGTGAATGGCGCAGAGTTGGGAACGTAAAAGCAGAACAGGGGATGAACAATGACTGAATCCTTAGCCCACGAAGGCCCTGGCCGATATTCTAACAACATCCGTATGTATTGGGAGCGCCTTGGCTTCAAAGTCAGAACGCGCGATTTTATAACAGGCGATTCGTATGGAGATTTTTGGTGCGTTCGCTCTGACATGAAAAACGGCAACCCATGCATCCAACAAAAAAGGACAATGAAATGAACAACGATATAGATTTAACATTAAACGAGCGAGAGGCGACGCATGGGGATTTTAGTGACGTTGCCTCAGTCGCTCAATCGTTAAAATTTCATATGGATTGCGCGCCGTATTGGGGCAATTTAACCGATGATAAGAAAGAAGCCTTACAAATGATTGCGTTAAAAGTTGCTCGTATTGTGTGTGGTAATCCAAATTACCCTGACCACTGGAAAGACATCGAAGGTTACGCCCGCCTTGTTCGGGACCGTATCGCCCCTGATGACTAAATGGACGCCTGGAGCATGGACGCCAAAGCGTTGCGCAGTGTGGAACACGTTAAACGACGAAACCAAGACCCGTTTCCAAGAATGGGTATGGAAAGAACACGAACGCGGCCAATGCAACCCAACTCAGATACCGAGGGAATTAGAAAATGACGAAGAGAGCACACAAGAAGTTTGAAAGAAACCCGAGAGATTTTTACGCAACCCCAAGTTCTGCAGTATTGCCATTGTTACCGCATTTACCGCCCGCCGCGCATTATGACGAACCCTGCGCCGGAGAAGGTGATTTAATTAAACATTTATCGGCGTATGGGCATTATTGTGAGCAAGCCACTGATATAAGTCCACCTAATCGGATGAAATCAAAATCTATTGACGCCTTAGATATAAATGAATGTCGTAGCAAAATGTTCATAACAAACCCGCCGTGGGATAGAAAAACGCTTCACCCTATAATAACTCGTTTGTCAAACTTAGCCCCAACATGGCTATTATTTGATGCTGACTGGATGCACACAAAGCAATCTATAGAATTTATGCCACGATGCGAAAAAATTGTGTCAATAGGCAGGGTGTCTTGGATGGGTAACGGTGTAAGCGGTTTTGATAACTGCGCTTGGTATTTGTTTGATGTAATGAATAAAGAGACAACTAAATTTATAGGTCGAACATGGAAAACCGGACAGAAACGACAGTGACTAGGATTGATACAATATTCGGGACTTGCTATTTACAGATAGATAGCTTGAAAGGGATTGTGTGCGGTGGTAACATATCCACGCATCGCAAGGAGCCTAACAGCCAGATAACCTTGTTCACAGAACAACTCGCGGATGGACTTCGCAGGGCATTAGAGGGTAAAAAAGATGTATAGAAAACGGAATGCAAACCAAACAAAACATTTTGCAGCATTTGGTTCTACCATGTTAGACGTAGACACGGACGAAATTATCGAGTTCTTAAACTGGGGCGCACCTTCATCATGGGTACTAGACCCGGCGGTGGAAAAGGTAAGCCCTGTACAGAAATGGGTTAAGGCGCACATTAAAAAAAGCAAGGATTGGAATGAATGAAAAATTCAAACAAAACAGGCATGGAACGCCAGGCTGAAGCAAGGCGCAACGTCCGGGATACAAAGCGCAAACAAAAACGCGCACGAAAGCTGATTGCAAAAGTTGGTGCGGAACGTGTAACACCTAAAGAAGTGTTCAGAGCGCGCAACGCCCACGCAGATATAGGGAAAAACTTATAATGGAAAACGTACAACGATTAACACCGGCAACAGACGAACGGCTAAAGACTATTGTTGAGCGTATCGAACGTCTTGAAGAAGAAAAAACTGCCTTAGTTTCGGACATAAAAGAAGTGTATTCAGAGGCAAGGGGCGCGGGATATGACGTGAAGGCTATTAAGCAGGTTGTCTCGCAGCGAAAACTCGATAGCATCGACAGGCAAGAGCAGATTTCAATGTTTGAGCTAT